CAGGTTATTGTTTTTGAATAATCCTAACGGGGTAACCAACTCCGACGACATTGTAAATGCACCCAACGGCGGCGTTATCGAGGGCTTGGCTCAAGATGTAGTCCCATTGCAGTTGCAGAAGTACAATGACTTCAGAGTAGCCTTGGAGACTTCGACAAGGATTGAAGAGCGTGTATCCCAGGCATTCTTAATCAACAGCGGCGTGGTGCGGCGAGCAGAGCGTGTTACCGCCGAGGAGATCCGTATGTTGTCCCAGGAACTAGAGTCCGCCCTTGGTGGATTGTACAGCTTACAAGCACAAGAGTTCCAGTTGCCATTGGTGCGCCTCCTGATGAACCGCATGACCCAAGAGAAGCGTCTTCCGAAATTACCCAAGGGTATAGTCAAGCCAGCCATTACTACAGGCGTGGAAGCCCTTGGGCGTGGTAACGACCTTAATCGCCTGGATATGTTCCTGGCTGGAGCGAACCAAGTAGTTGGCCCACAAGCAGTCCAGCAAGTCTTAAGCATACCTGAATACTTCAAGCGGAGGGCAACGGCACTCGGCATTGAAACAGAGAATCTAGTTAAGTCTGAGGAGCAATTAGCACAAGAGCAGCAACAGCAGCAAATGATGATGATGGCTTCTCAACTTGGTAAACCCGCCATTGAGACTGCGAGCGCACAATATATGCAACAGCAGGAGATGGCAGAAAGAGCACAACAACCAACAGAATAAGAAATGGGCGTAGTAAGTAGCATACAAATCAATGAACCCGCACCCTCCGAGATCGCACCTGAAGACCAGGAGGAAGTTGTCGAAGAACAACTAGCTGAGGATCAACCAGAAGAACAAGGACAAGAAGAACAACCGGAGCGTCCCGAATGGCTCTTGGATAAATACAAGTCCGTAGAAGAACAAGCTAAGGCTTACGTTGAGTTACAAAAGAAACTCGGGGAGCGGAAGCCGGACAACGAATCCCCTCCGACTAACAACGTAGGCGAAGTATTAGAGTCAGCACGGACTGAGTTCTTCGAGCAGAATGGACTAAGCGATACCACCTATGGAACCCTGGAGAAATCAGGATTCCCACGGGAAGTCGTAGACGCTTTCATTGCTGGACAGAATGCAATGCGTGAGCAGTTTGATAACAAGGTCAGGTCAGTAGCAGGGAACCAACATGATGCCATGTTGGATTGGGCTGACTCCAACCTGACGGAAAACCAGATAGCGGCTTACAACAATGCTTATAACTCTGGAGATCCTGACGCTGCAATGATGGCGGCTGAGTATATCTTCAACCGCTATAAGGCTGAGAACAATAAAGGAGTCAAAGTCTACCAGGGCGAAACCTCTGGACTAGGCGGGGTACAACCATACGGAAGTATGAAGGAAGCCGCAAAAGACATGGGACGACCAGAATATAGGGATCAGAACTCCAGCTTCCATAAACAAGTCCAGCGCAGGTTGCAGGTGAGTACCTTTTAATTTGACAAAATTTCGCAATGCGTTTTAGCGTTGTGAACATAATTTCGTTTTAAGCGGAGCCACCTGCGGGTGATACCTTTGACGGAGAGCGAGATAACTTAATCACTTATCTTATAACCCTCTAATAAGGAGACACCACAATGGCCAACGAAGGCTTAACAGTACCATCAAGGTTTGATGACAATCAGGCAGGATCAGGTTATAACGACTTGTTCCTTAAACAGTTCACCGGGGAGATCCTCAGCACGTTTGAAGAAGCAAACGTATTCAAGGCTCTCCACACCATCCGTACCATCACGTCTGGTAAGTCCGCACAATTCCCGGTAACGGGTGTTGCTTCGGCTAACTACCACACCCCTGGGCAGAACATTATCCAAGAAGGCGGGGCTAGCTCCACCTACCTTAGCGACATCGCAAAGACTGAGAAGGTCATCACGATTGACGATCTCTTGATTGCTTCGACCATGCTATACAACTTGGATGACGTAAAGAACCACTACGACATCCGCAGCATCTATGCTACTGAGCTTGGCCGTGCGTTGGCTAAACGCTTCGACACTGCCATCTGCAAAGTGTTCGTTGCTGCTGCCCGTGATAGTGCTAACCTTACCCAGACCAACAAGACTGGTGGACAGATCGACATCCCCAACGGCGATGTTTCTGCTCCTGGTGTTGCAGGAACCCCTGCCGCATTCACAGCACAAGACCTCATCAACGCATTCTTCGTTGCAGCCCAAAGGCTCGATGAGAATGACGTTCCTGAGATGGATCGCTTCTGTGTTCTTCGTCCGCAAGAATACTACAAGCTCCTCACTGGTGCTGACGGAAGCAATGTTCTCACGCTTACCTCTGCCGCTAACAGCGACATTGGTGGAAGTGGCAGCATCTCCACTGGTACGATTCCTAGCATTGCCGGGATCAAGATCTACAAATCCAACCACATCCCTTCCACGAACTTGTCTGCTGTTACCACTGGTGATGGTGCTTCTAGCAATGATGTGTTCGGTGTTAGTGGTGCAGGTTACAATGGTGACTTCCGTAATACCTTTGGTGTTATTGCTCACCCAGCAGCAGTTGGTACTGTGAAACTTCTCGACCTCGCTACCGAGTCCGAGTACAAACCAGAGTATCAAGCAACCCTCTTCCTCGCCAAATATGCAATGGGTCACGGCGTGCTTCGCCCGGAGTGCGCTCTTGAGCTTGTTGCCTAATCGGTAATTCCCCAATGGATCGTGGGGGAGTAGTAGTTTTCGTCCTTTCACTACTGCTCCCCCCTTTCCTTAAATAAATACTACTATGGCACTAACACTTACAACCAGACTAGAAGCGGTAAATACCATCATAGGGGTCATTGGAGAGCATCCGGTGAACACACTGGACGCAACAGGTGGTAAGCCAGTCCAAGTAGTCGTAGCAGAGAACCTCCTGGACGACACAAGCAGGGAGGTACAATCGGAAGGATGGGCATTCAATACCGAGAAGGACTACACTTTAATCAGGGATTCGGATAACAAGATTGTCCTACCAAGCAACACACTGCGGGTAGACACCGAGATCAACAAGTACACGGACATAGATATAGTGCAGAGAGGCACTAAGTTGTACGACAGGAAGAACCACCGGGAAACATTCACAAAGAACCTGGATGTAGAGATCACCTTCCTACTAGACTTTACAGAAATACCTGAATCATTCCGCCGTTGGATTACCATTAGGGCAGCAAGGAAGATGGCTGCACGATATATCGGCAGCGGGGAGATGGAAACTTTCACATTGAGGGACGAATTTGAGGCCAGGAGATTGGCCAAGTCCTCGGACTCCGCTTCTGCTGATAGGTCAGTATTTGACAATCTACAAGTATTCCAGACTTTGGTTAGGTAATGCCGTTAATCAATACCAGCATCCCGAACTTAGCGCAGGGGGTTAGCCAACAACCTGACAACCTTCGGTTCCCTGGCCAAGGTGAGGCGCAGGTCAATGGATATAGTAGTGTTGTAGACGGGTTGAAGAAGCGTCCATTCACTCAGTTTGTGGGGGAGTTAGGGACGGACACCCCGATAAGTGAAGATAGCTTCGTACATTTCATCAATCGTGGGCCAGGGTTACGGCATTTGCTGGTAATAGAACCGAATGCAACTGCACCAAAGATCTATAACACCACGGACGGGACGAGTCTTAACGTCTACGATGCCCTTACAGGATCAATTACTCCCAACCTTTCATACATCAGCAATGCCACGCCGAAGGACAATCTGACAGCTATCACAGTTGCTGATACCACATACATCCTGAACAAGACCAAGGAGATCAGTGCGTCCGGGACGAATAGTGCGGCAGCTGAGAAAAAGGCTGCTATATTTGTTAAACAAGGTGACTACGCCAAGGACTTCCATGTGGATGTTACCATTGGAGACGAAACCTACCATGCTACCTACAAGTCCAATGACGGGCAGAATGCAAATAGCGAATTAGTAAATGGAACACTTCCAACAGCAGGCGAACCGGGAGAAGCAACAACAGCAAACGGGGCATCTACTGAGATAATCGCTCAAGGTGTATTTGGCGCATTATTAGACTTATCAATTCCTGACTGCACAATCACTCTTGCAAACTTAGATGGACTAACAGGATCTACCCCATCCTACGCAAGCGCAACCAATGCTGGCTCCATCCTTATTGAATATACGGGAAGTGAAACAGTATTCCATGTAGGAGCACATGACGGGATTGGTGGACTTGGATTAGGCATCGTAGGTCAAAGCGTGACTGGACTTACTGACCTGCCCACAACTACCTACACTGGTTTGAAAGTTCAGGTAAAGGGCGACATTGAACTAAACCAAGACGACTACTATGTTCGATTCTTAGCTAATATTGACGGGGAGTATGACGGCACAGTAAAGCAAATCCAGGTCACGAATGTAGGCAGTGGATATACATCTGCTCCAACAGTTACAATTTCTGCGCCAGCTAGTGGCACTACGGCAACCGCAACAGCGAATCTTAATGGTTCAAATGAAATAACGTCCATAACCATTACCGACCCAGGAAGTGGATATACAACCTCTCCGACAGTTACAATTACTGGTGGAGGTGGAGCCAATGCAACCGCAGTAGCAATACTACAACCTTACAGTGATGGCATTTGGATTGAAACAATCGCCCCGGACACACCGACAGCCTTAGATGCTACCGAGTTGCCATATATCATCAGGCCACAGAGTTCTCCCAACGAAGCCAACTACTGCATCATCCCGAACACATGGGGGACACGGGAAGTCGGGGACACAACGACAAACCCAGACCCTTCCTTTGTCAATAACACCATTGAGAACATCTTCTTCTGGAAGAACCGACTTGGAATGTTATCCGGGCAGAATATCTTGTTCAGCGAAGCGGATGAGTACGGAAATTTTTTCCGTAGTACAGTTCTCCAGCTACTAGACAGCGCACCTATTGACGTAGGAGTATCCCATACCAAGGTAAGTTTCCTAAAGCACGTAGCGGCATTCCAGGAGAAGCTAATTGTATTTAGCGAGGAGACGCAGTTCGTCATCAAAGGGAATGAACTACTGACCCCAAAGACAATCAACATCAGTCCGGTCACAGAATATGTAACCTCCAGCAAGGTTCGCCCCCTGGGACTAGGACAGTTCATTTACTTCCCATTCACCAGGAACAGTTTCGGAGCAGTCAACGAATACTTCATGGATGTCAGCAATGACAATATGAGGGCAGATGAGATTACCGAACACATCCCTAAATACATTGCTGGCGAGATCCGGCACATGGCCGGGACTAACGCTGAAGACTGCATCGTATGCCTTGGTAGCAACCTGAAGGAAGCATACGTCTACAAATACTTCTGGCGTGGAACCGAGCGCATCCAAAGTTCCTGGTCTAAGTTCACCTTCAGCAATGACATTGTTAGCGCATTCTTCCTGGAGAGTGACCTGTACTTAGTGACCAAGGATGATACCAGGACACACCTCGAGAAGATGTCTCTGGAAAGTGGACTGGTGGATTCAGGACTAGCCTACTCGATCCACTTGGATAAACGGAAAGCAGCTGCCAGTTGTTCCCCGAGCTATAATGCCGGAACGAACAAGACAACTTTCACAGCCCCATACAAAGTAGACGAAACTGACTTTGAGGCTGAAGTATGGAGCCAAGCCGGAGTGAAAGCCAATGTAGATAGCCGTAGCGGGAATACCATTGTCGTTCTTGGTAATTACAGCAGCAGCGCATACATTGGAATCCCCTACCAATTCTCCTATACCTTTACACGCCCGACCTTGAAGCAACCATCAGTAGGTGGAGGCAGGGCAGCTAGTGTTTACACGAAGGAGACTCTACGGACGGGCAGCATTGAGTTTGCCAACACAGGACACTTCATCGTCAATGTGGCATCCAAGTACAGGCCAGCCTACGAACACATCTACAACCCAACAATACTAGGCGCAGATCTAGTATTAGGAGTCTTGACTGTACAGGACGGATTCTTTCGCTTCCCCATTTATGCAGCGATTGACGACATTACCATCTCGGTAACATCGGATAGCGCATTGCCAGTTCAAATATTGGCAGCAGAATTTGAATCACACGCCAGCAGCAGGAGTCGCAGATATGGAGGTTAAGTATTCAGATTGCGTAATTAAGGAAGCAACCCGGGGCGATCTCACGGAGTTGTGTGACAAGTTGCGTGACCAGGATGTCAACGAAATCAAAGGCTTAGGCGTGCTGACCGACTATGCTTGCAATGTCAGCTATGAGAATAGTGACATCGCTATGACCATGCGGACGTTTGATGGTGACCTGATTGCTTGCTTTGGATCTGGAAAGACGGACACCCCGACAATCGCTACGATCTGGATGTTGGGTACGGATCTGGTCAAGACAGTACAATCTACGTTCTTGCGGTATAGTCGCACATGGATAGATTACCTCCTTACTGGATACGACTACGGATTTAATTTGATTAGCAAAGACAATACAGTGAGCAAGAGATGGCTAGGATGGTTGAATGCGGAGTTCTTTGAGACTCAGGACACTCCTGCTGGCTATGAGTATTTCTTGATACGGAAGGGAGGATATTGATATGTGTTGGTTTGCAACCCTTGGCACGGCATTAGGAGCATCAACAGCAACAGCAACAGCAGTTGGCGCAGCGGCAACTTCCGGAATAA